AAGCAACACAAAAACAAGTTCTGAAATGGATTGAAAAACGCTTGACGAATTGTGAAAATCCCCGAGCATTTGGTAAGGGTTTAGTAGGCAATCTGTCGGGCAAATGGCGTTATAGAATTGGTGATTATCGTATGATTTGTGAAATTAAAGATAATCAGTGTATGATTATAGCAATTGAAATCAAACATAGGCGTGAAGTGTATAAATAAACACTCCCTAAAATTAGGGGGTGTTTTTATGATCCGTTAAAATTTTTTTGATTTGATTTGTAAACACTGGCAAATCTTGAAAAATAATTTCAGAAATGATTTCCCAGTCTGTCGCATCATATCCATGTACCAATCTATGCCGAACGCCTGCCACGCCGTGCCACTCTATCAAAGCATATTCTGCTTTTAATTCTTTTGATAGTCTTGTCACAAATTCACCAATTTGTATGAGTGGTACGGTTAATACATATTGGCTTGTTATATCTGTAAACAGCTTTTCTTTGGTAATTTGATGTAAATCTATCATTTCTTGAATAATTTTACTATATTTCAAGATTTTATATAATAATTCTTTGTCTTTTGGTGTTAGCAAGCGATTTTCACGCCCTCTCGTTGAATATTTTCATAAAATGGTGTATTTTTCTTGATTTCACGAATGTTGAAAATATCCACATCTTTTTTCAAGATTTCACGCATTTCTTCCCCAATTGCATAAGTATGAATCCCTTTTCCGCCAACAATAATTAAATCAATATCCGAATCGGGTGTGGCGTCCCCTCGAGCATAAGAACCAAATAATATAGCATATTCTGCATTATATTTTTTCAATAGCATTTTCACAACTTCAATAATTTTTTCTTGCATTTCTTATCAACTCCTTTTTCTAATCATAGCACAAAATATTGACAATGTCAATATATTTAATAAAAAGCAAGTTGTTTTTTCTTTGGTTTGGCAGTCGCACATAACCAAGAGGCAAGCATACAAGATTCTAAAATAGAAATATCTGCATTTAATAATAAGCTATCGTAACCGAAACCGCCGCTTGCTCCAATAGGTCTATGTGTGCAATTGGCTGCAATCTGTTCAAGTGATGGTTGGTCACCGTGTTTTAGATTGCCTTGAAATAATAGGTTCTCAAAGACAGCCGCCGCCTCTATGACTTCACCAGTTCTTGGAATAACTGTTTTTAGTTTAATGCCTGCCTCTTTAATATCTTGTTCGAGAATGCTTGCCTGCCCTGCCCCGTCAATAATGATTTTCTCACTATGTGGATTTTGTAGGTAAGGCATCAACCAGGCGTTGCCGTCACGTACTGGTCTACAGTCAATACATTCTGTGAAAATTTTATTATCTTGAATTTTGATTGCAACAGAAAGAGATACATGTTCTGTATGTTTGGCATACTTGACACCCCAAAACAAACGAATTGGCTTTTCGGCTGGTATAGGATTTTTTTCAATTGACATTTTCCATTCGTTACGAGTGATAGCTGATTTTTGATTATATTTAACCCAAACACCCAGACGTTGAATGTTATCATCTAATTGGTCGTCCCCTAATTCCGAACGGATAGTTCTTTCACTTAAGATGAAACCAAGTGAAGGGTTTGTCTTATACCAATATTCAATATTATGTGCATCTGTTAAGTCGGGCATACTCCATTCCGCCCAACCTGCATCTTGTAACTTACCGCCCAAACATTCACGGCGGTATTTTTCAAACACTGTACCAGAACTCACAACAGTTGGCGGTGTACCACACATCAAGGTTTGTGGATTTTTAGAGTCAGTAACAATATATTTCAATGCAGATTCTTGGTCTGCTGTGTATTCTTGTGCTTCATCGATGATGAGTAAGTCATACCCTTCACCTAAACCGCCTTTACTTGACCTGGTTCTGAAATTGATAATGCCGTTGCCGTGTTTCCATTCGATATGCTCCAAGCCGAATTGTTTTGTTGTTTTATAATCATCTTTTTCAGTGTAGCCTATTTTAGCAAGTGTATCTACTACTTTCTCCCATGAGTTGTGCGAAGTAGTCGTTCTATGTGCAGTATATAAAACACGTTCTCCTTTTACCAGAGCATAGACGGCACGCATGACTAAAATTTCAGATTTACCATTTCGGCGTGGTACAGAATAGCCGAATTTCATGTGCGTCCACTCTAATTTATCTGTAGCATTAGTTGCCAATATATCTTCCATGAGCAAGCGTTGCCAAGGTAATGGTGTTTTGCCACATTTCGCATATAATTCACAAGCTTCCGCCCCTTTTGAATTTTGATATTGTGCTATATGAGATGCTGTTGGTGTTTGTTGTGCGTGATATTCACCATCTTTGATTGTTTGTAGAATTTCGTCACGTTCGAGTGAACATTGTAAAAATATATCTTCCATAAAAAAGCCCCTTTTCTTATGTTTTTAACTATTTTATCATAAAATAGACGGTTTGTCAAATCAACAAACAAAAAATCCCCTAAAAATTAGGGGATTTTGCCGAAAGGTTTTAATGGCATTCTTTTTCATTGGAACAACCGCATTAAGCACAAACTGTAAATGTTATGCAAGAATATTATAGCATATTTTCGGCAATCTGTCAAGGTTATCTATTCAAATTAGGGCAAACTATGAGTTGACAAAGCTTGCAATTTATGCTATAATAAGACCAAGCGCTATAGTTACACATTTTTTTAAATTTTATTAAATTATAATTTACTCTTGCCTTTGGAAATTATCCGAACATCAAGCCCAGATACCTCCTATCTGGGCAATTTTTGAAAAAAAATCTAATAAAAGAGGTGAAAAAAATGGCATTTACATATGCAAATGTATCAGATTTAACGACTTTGAAAAGCTTATCTGCACAAGAATTAGAGGCAAGTGCCGATTTAATTCAATATGCCAGTTCGCTTTTATATACCAAGGCGGAAATTGTCGGCGTGGATTTAGATGCAAAAGTAGAATCGAGTGAAGCTTATGCAATAGCCGTCAAGGCGGTAGTGGTGCAAGCGGTACTTCGTGCATTATCTGCAATATCTGGAAATGATAATATCAATCTGTCGCAAATGTCACAATCTGCTATGGGCTACTCTATTTCCATGTCTTATAGCAATGCAAGTAAAGCGGTATATTTTTTAGATAACGAGTTAAAAGAATTAGGCTTGACAAAGAAACAAGTTTATGGAGGTTTGGATTTATATGAGTATACTTCTCCATGGGGTTACAGTGACCCTAAGAAAACCATCGATTGATGGTAACACAAAAATCAGTGTGGATAATGTGCTAATTGGTGAACCTACAACAGATGAGTGGGGAGCTATTTATACATTGGCTATCCCGAAAACAGATACAAACGACTGGGCGGCGGCACTTGTAGATTTACCCGAGCCGTTTTCCGTCACAACTTTTACAAAAGATGGTGGTACAGTTGGTATTACTGAAAATATCCCATTGATATGGAATAGAAAAGTACAAGTGCATACCATCAACCCACAACCAATTACATTATTTTCTAAAACTATTAACAATCGTATGGTGGAAAGAACACGAACCATATTAGGCGTGATGCACTGTGAAATCAATCAAATACAAGATGCTGGTACTAATCAACCATTGAAAAATCAATTGAAAATTTATATGATTGCTGATTTGGTTGAAAATATTGCCTTGAATGATATTCTTTGTGTAGGTGTTGTCGAAGAGCCTACAGATGCTTATATCATTAAACAGATCATACCGCATAATTATGGTTTTGAAGAACCAAGATTATATGAAATTATTGCTGAAAAATAAGAAAACAGCCCTACTATAAGGGGCTGTTTTGTTTTATTTTTGGCATAGATACTCAAATATTTCATATTGACTTTTCAATAATTTTATGCTATCATAAAATCAAGGAGTTGATGAAATATGAAAAGACTATATCCAGTTGTCCATGACCAAGTAAAAGATGATTTTGTAAAATTATGTGATGATTTAGGTTTGACAATCAGTGAAGCGATTGAAAAATTGATGATAAATGCAATTGAAAAGCAAGGTCAACCATGTGATGTGGCATTAGATGATTTCTACAGTCCAGAACATATGG